TGCTTTGGAAGTGGGCGCGGACGGCGATACGCCTGAAGACCGCTTCAGCTTTGCCGAAATCGACCAAAAAGGACGCTACACCATCCGCTTCCCCCGCGCGGGCAAGATTGATTCTTTGTGCGTCAACGCCGCCAATTAGGATAAACATCAAGCCGCATCATATTTGAGAGGGTTTGTTTGCGGTCATGAAAAAGATGATATATTGCAATGTCAAATATTAAATTAGGATATTATTATATCTTGCTGTTTTTATTGATTATTTAGTTATTGCATTTATGTCAGGTACAACAATACACGGCTGTTTTTTGCAGCCGTTTTGTTTTGTATGTTTATGTTAAACCGTCTGATGACGCGCTTTGTCAAACGGCTTTTGTGTCTTATGGATGTAGTAGGCTATTTTTGCGAGTTTACGCATTATGGCAACGATGACGACCATTTTCGGTTTTTTGGCCGCTTCCAAGTTTTTGACCAGTTGCGGAAATGCGTTTATCCGATAGGCAACTAAAGCAGGCATAAACAATGCCCGTTTTAGTTGTCGATGTCCGTATCTGCTCAATCTACCTTTTTTATTCACGCTGCTACCAGATTGTTCAATTTTGGGACTTAATCCGGCGAATGATACGAATTGGTTTGCGGTTCTAAAGGTTTTATCCGTCAGGTGTCTAAGCAGAATTGCAGCGGTATCTTTTCCTATGGCGGGTATTGTTTGCAGGTTCTGATATTCGGTATTCAAGCTTTTTTGCTGCTTAATCGTGCTTTCTATTCTTTTGGAGGTTTCGTCTATTTTCTTTGATAGCAGCAGAATGATTGTTTCGTGGGTCGACCTTATGAACGGGTCTTTTGCGGTATGCAGCCTATTTTGGCTTTCATGCTTTTGTTGCTTGAGTTGCTGAAGCAGGTTTATCAGTTTATACAACATTGGATTTTCAGACGGCCTAAACGGTGTCAATTTATCTAAATGCCTTTTTGCATAATCGGCTATCAGCTTTGAATCTGCTTTGTCTGTTTTGGTATGGCTGAACTGGCTTTTTGCGTAATCTTTAATTTTGAGGGGATTGATAACATAAACGGTATAGACCGCGCTCAAGTATTCGGCAGCTTGTTCATAATAAACACCTGTTGCTTCCATGCTTATGACGATTTTTCTAACTCGCTTGGTCTTTATCCAGCCAATCAGTTTTTCAAAACCTTCATGACTATTTCCGATTTTTATATAGTCCATTTCGCCTTTGGCCGTAATCAATGTTACGTCTATGGTGTCTTTTGAAATATCCAATCCTATTACATTCATTGCATTTTCCTTATTTATTCAGCCTGTTATGGCTATGATGATATTCAATCTTTAGGACGGTCGGACGGTTCGGCATTTCTTTTTCCCAGTTTTTAACTTTGGTCGATTTGCTGCCTAAACCGCCCGGGCTTCTGTTTTGCGCATAAACAAAAACCCGCAAACCGTCTTTTTTAAAACGGTTTGCGGGTTTTGGCTTTGGCATTTTATTGCTTCCGGTTGATCTGATTTTTGACTATTTTTGAATTTTTAGACGTCGCCGGAAGACATAAAATTGCTGAAATTCAAAAAAGCGGGAGTTCCCGCACCCCGTGGATACCTTTTCCCCTATCAATTACGCCTTTGGGCTTCATTGATAGGGGAAAAGGTATCTTAATTATTCACTGATAAGTAATAAATTCCTATTAATGACAATTCAAAAACTAAAAAACCTATAAATATTTTAAAACCTGTAATAAAGCCAGCCTTTGCCCCTCTATCAGTGTTAGACCTACTAGAATACCAACCAATAATAAACCAAACTAAAGGAGATGTTATAAACCTTATTAAATCTAATGTGCTCATAATCCAATTTTCCCGCCCTGATTCGTCAAGGCTTTATCGTTGTATCCGTCATACATCAAATTTTGCGGGCTGGCACCGCCCATTGTCAAGACCTGCGGGGCGTCGGGAGTGTATGCGGTCTGCGTCGGTTTTGCAGCTTCTGCCGTCTGCGTTTTGTATGGATTAAACGGTAAGCCGTCTTTGACGTAGTTCAGACAGGTTTGTTTGCCGATGTCTTTAATCTTGGTGCCTTGGTCAGTGTAGCAGGTGCAGCGATTCTCTGCTTTGATACAGGCGACTGGATATGGCATTACCTTTACGGCTTTGTTCATGCCGTCGTACATAGGAGCAGTTTCAGGACGCTCTGCGATACGGGGCTTATAGTCTTCTTCGCTCAAATGTGGTTTCTTTGGTTCTTCGGGTTTTGTTTCGGCTTTGGGATACTGTCCGTTTGATACAGGCTCACTTGCCGATACGGCTGAAGGCTGCGTTTGTGCTTGTACGGTTTGGGTCGTACTTTCCGTCTTCGCCTGTTCTTCTTCGCCAGAGAATTTTCCCCAAAATCCAGTAAACGACCAAACGCCATAACCGACAAGGCATAGGGCGAGCGGGAACAGCATTAAAAGTTTGCTTTTTTTCGTCCTGATTTTGGTGTGTACTTCGGCAGACTTATACAGCCCATACACGCTTTTATCAAGCCTGTACACGCTGATTAGGGCTTCCCTGATGTTTGCCCTGCTTTCAGGGTCTTTTGCGCCGCCTGTCGTCCATTCGAGCTTACGACGTAGCCCTAGATTGGTCTTCCCTAAATGCGTGTGATGTTCTATCAGTCCACGCAGATGGACGTCTATCAGGCGCGGATGTTGGGTTATCAGTATGAAATCAAGACCACGGTGTCGGTGTGTTTCAAGTTCGGCGACGTAGTCGGGTACTTTCGAACCGCTTGGACGTGGGCGGAATATGCGTTGGCATTCGTCAACGACGATAATCGCACCCGGTGGCGCCCACTTCGGCCATGTCTGAATGCTTTCGCCTTCTGGTATATCGAAGTAGTTTATTTTGTCGTGGTCTAGGTCTTTGATTCCGTCCACGAAGATGGGACGGTCTTTAAAGTCCTTGCGTTTGACAAGATTGGAAACCGCATACAATGTTTTTCCCGCACCGGGAACGCCTGTATATAGGTAAAGCATTTTTTATCCCTCGCTTTTGACGATAGTGGACAGTTTCTTAAAGCCCTTTATCGTTGCTATAAATGTGAATGCGCCAAATATCCAATTCAACATGACGCCGAAACCCATGATATAGACGATTTGCAATGCGTCTTCAGGGAAACCGCCAATATGGTTTTGAACCTGTTGGATGAAGTAAGATTGCAACTGGCGAAAGCCCGCCACTGTCACGAAAGAAAGTCCTATGGCGGTCAATATTCTGCCCGCCACGGACATTAATACGGCTGTTATCAAACTGCCCCAGTTCATAGCTCCTCCAATGCGCCATATACGAACCATGCACAGGTAAGAATGGTCATCATGATTAAAACGGGTCTCAATTTTGCGGCAAAGTCGCAAAGCGGCTGATAGCTGAATTCGACTTGCCCAAATGCGCCCAAATCCACGCTTTTCGGTTGCGGGCAAACGCCTTCGGTTTGGAAAACGTTTTCAGGTCTAAAATCTAAATCTATTGTGTTTTCAGGCAAGACGATGTCTTCATAGCTCGCATCGCCCCCCGGCATACATTGCGCAGCATTCGGGTTTTGCTGACAAAAATTCTGCTGCTGATTCTCTTGATTTTGATTTTGCTGCCCTGTCGGACTGTTCGGCTGATTCGGCGTATTCGGACTGTTCGGCGTTGTCGGTGCATTCGGACTATCTGGCGTTGTAGGTGTATTCGGACTATTGGGTGTTGTCGGTGTGTTTTGTCCTTTATTCGGTGTCGGTATTATTTCGCTGCGTGTCGGTGCGAGCGTGGAATTTGGTTTCAGATCTGGACGCGGAATAATGGTTGTCGTAATTGAACCGTCTCTATTTATGGTGAATCGTGTTTGTTGAGGTGTATTGCTACCCTGCGGGGTGTAGGGTGCTGAATCGGCGGTCATCGGGGTAAATTCATTTGAAACCGTCGATTTTTCAACGGAATCGCCAATTTTGGACAACTGATTCATCAATTCGGCATGATTGGTCTGTTGGTTATTCAACATACGCTCTAATATGTCTTTAATGTCCTTTTGATTGAGCGTCATTTCTTTGATGATTTTTTGTTGTTCCGCAGGCGTTTGAGAGGTTACTTTTGCTCTAGCATCTTGTAGCTGGGCGTCGTTTGTGATTGGTGTATAGACGTATCCTGCAACTTTGTCATAACCTTCAGGAAGACTACCTTTATACCAACCACTACAAGTTCCACCATCACAATATCCCCAATTATATGAACCATTATATTTATCTATTACCCAAGCATAGCCTTCTATATTAGGTCTTGGTCTAACATTAGAACCTGAACCAATATCGACACGTCTCAAATATAGTTGGGAATAACTACCGTCTTTGTTCTTTGAGGCTTCAGCAAGCATTTTTCCTGATGTCGTCCATCCTTCCGCCTGTTTCGCTGCGGCTGCTGCTCCTTCGGCTGCTTTTTTGGCGGCTGCGGCAGCGATTGCTTCGCCTAATTGACCGCTTTGTTCCTTCTGCATTTGCCATTGATAAAAACGTTCTCCAGCTTGTCTGAAATCTTGAGGAGACGGGCTATCAATCAAACCTAATCCACGTCCTAAATTCCCCAAGGACTCTGCAATTCCTCCAAACAAATTATTTCCAAAAGTACCAGCCATTAAAACACCACTTTCGACAGCACCTTTATAATCTCCTGACCTTATTCTTGCTCCCATCAAACCACTATGTTTATCAACCGCATCTGCCAATGCACCACCTGCCCAAACGCCATTTATAGTATTCTGCAATTTTGACGAGCTTACAGTCTGCGTTTGTGTCGTTCTAAACGTTCCTTTCTCGCCATAATTGCCCGTTGCGGTTATGGTTTTCGACTGACTACCTTTTATGGAATCGCCCGACTTGGTTACGGTCGGTTTGCCGTTGTTTTGACTTTGCACGCGCCATACGCCTGTTTTCGGGTCGTAGCCTTTTTGTCTCAAGGCTTGCTCAGACGGGAAACCCGCCCCCTGATGTTGTGCCGGCGGCGGCAGCCCTACTTCTGCGCTTACAGGAGCAGCGAATAAAGCAGCAGACAGAGCAAGGCATAAGGCAGTATTCCGATGATGAACATTGCTTCGGGTATCATTCTTCATTACTCTTTTCTCTCGTGGATAATATGAATTTGTAGATTAGGTT